TATCGGCAAAACTAAAAGAAAGCAAATCGATTCATCGACAACTAAATCAGCAAAATAAGCAGCATCAAGCTGCAATGAAACAATATGCTTCTGCTATCAACCCATTGAAATCAAAATTAGATTCGCTGAATCAAGAATTAGAGCAAGCAAAACAAAAAGCCGCATCTTATGCTCAATATATGAAGAACGCTCAACATCCTACTGCAGGATTTCAAAAGGAAGTAGAGAAAGCAAAAAGTGCGGTAAAAAAACTCAAGCAAGAACAAATTGATGCAGCAAATAAATTACAGCAAGCACGCCAAGAATTAGCAAAATCAGGCATTTCTGCAGAAAAACTCGCGCAAAAGCAAAGGGAACTACAGAAAAACACCAAAAGTGCGACGGATCAAATTAAAAATCAAGAAGCCGCATTGAAAAAACTCAACGCAAAACAAGCCGCTTATAATCAATACCGTGGGCAAGTTGAGAAACTTAAAGATATCAGTGGTAAAGCACAAATCATTGGTGCACAGGCAACAGCTGCAGGTACAACAATGACTGCACCAATTGTCAATTCCATTCGAGATTTTATGTCGTTTGAAGATGTTATGGCGGGGGTTGCTCGCCAAGTTCCAGGGCTAAAAGACAAATTTGGGCAATTTACCCCTAAATACGATGAATGGAAAAACAAGATTAAATAGCTTTCAACTGAATTACCTCTTACCACAAATCAAATTGGTGACATGGTTACTGCTGCAGCGAGAATGGATATTCAGGAAAATGAATTAGAAGATTTTATTCGCTTAAATACCCAAATGGCAACAGCATTTGATGCAGAAAACCCCGATGAATTAGTAGAGTTATTTGGTAAAGTACAGAAAAACTTTAAATTAACCACCAAAGATGCCAAAGAGCTAGCCGATACTATTAACTATTTAGATGATAATGCCATTTCAAAGGGGACAGATATTATTAATTTCCTAAATAACACATCAGGAATTGGTAATTTAGTCAAAATTAGTGAAAAGAATCTTGCTGCACTTGGTTCAACTTTATTAACGGCAGGAAACGAAGCCAGTACATCAGCCAAAGCAATCGAAAGTACGTTCAACCGTCTAAGTAAAGCCACTAGAATGAAACCCGTTAATAACGGACTAAAAGCGTTAGGTTTAGATCCAAAAGCGATTCAAAAAGCAATGGTAAAAGATGCCCAAGGCACATTAATGATGATTGTTGAAAAAATAAAAAAATTGCCTAAACATTTACAGGCTGGCGTAATTAGCGATATTGCAGGCGGAAATTATAATACCCAATTAGCAGGGCTTGTTGCCAATACCGAAGAATGGCGCAGACAAATTGAACTGGCAAATAGCGAAGAAGCTAAAAATAGTATGGCTAGGGAATTTCAAACCAGAATGACTACTTTATCAGCAAAATGGCAATTATTTAAAAATCGTTTATTCAACGTAAATAGTTCTGTAGGAGCCAGTTTAAAAGATTCGATGACTAGCTTAATGGACGGGGTTGGCAATTTGCTTGATAAAATCGAGACATGGATTGATGAACATCCTAAATTAACCTCTACTATAGCAAAAACAGCAGTTGCAATCGGGGGAAGTTTAAGTCTATTAGGTGCATTAAGCCTTGCTTTAAGTTTTATACTTTACCCAGCCGCACGGCTATTTTTAGGCTTATCCAAATTAAACGTAATTATTCCTAAATTTTCAGGACATTTATCATCTGCAGGGCGGCTAATATTAAGAGGATTACTTTCTCCGCTAAAATTAATTGCACTGGCTATCAGTCCACTAGGGATAGCTTTATTGTCCGTTGCTGCATTAATTTATAAATTCTGGCAACCTATTAAAGCCTTTTTTGGCGGTTTTTGGGAGGGTTTAAAATCAGGTCTCGCCCCCGTCCTTGAAAAATTCCAACCGCTAGGCACCGCATTTGGTGTTGTCGTCGGTTGGATTGAAAAAGCGGTGAAATGGTTTACTGATTTATTGTCTCCAGTACAAAGTACCAAAGAAGATTTAGATGCTGCAGTCAGTGCAGGGGAAAGATTCGGAAATGGAATGGCGAAAGCGATTGAGTTTATTCTGACCCCATTAACAAGATTAATGGATGGTATCAAGTGGATTTCTGAAAATATGCCAAGTTGGGAGGGAATTAAAAATAGTGTATCTAGTGCATGGGAAAGAACAAAAAACACTTCGAGCAACGCTTGGCAATCAACAAAAGAAACGGCAGGAAGTGCTTGGGAATCATTTAAGGATTTCACTGGCTTTGGTTCAAATGGCAAAAAATTACCGAGTCAAAATTGGTCAGGCGGCTACACTGGAAACGGTGGCAAATATGAACCCATGGGCATTGTCCACGGTGGCGAATACGTGATGACCAAAGAAGCCACATCACGCCTTGGTGTAAATACGCTCAACGCCCTTAATTACGGCAAACGAGCACTTATTGCGGGCGGATTGGGGATCAGCGTTGCAACTGCCGCCCCTGTGCAAGTTGATACTCGTGCACCAATTTTTGCTCGTCCAATGATGACGCAAACCAGCCAACCAATGAGCGTAAATATCACCATCAATGCCGCACAAGGCATGGACGAACGAGCCATTGCACAACAAGTGGCAAAACAAATACAACGCATTGAAAACCAACGCCAAGCCAGAGCAAGAAGTTCAATGTGGGACAGAGCATAATAAAAGGGCGAAAGCCCTTTTTTGTTGTTTATTGTAAACAGAAGTGCTAGGATCGGCGAAAAATAGGAGGGTATCAATGAACGAAAATGCACCTTTTATTCGTGAAATTATTGACCGCACATCGCAAATAAAAGGCGAACGTGTGAAGGGTGACAATGCCAAAGAAATCAAGGCAAATGTTCAAACCATTTTAAAAGCACAACTTAGAGCCACACAATTAAATGCTAGAACGCAAACATATTAAATTTGTCGAAATCCATCATCTTTTTACGCAAATCAGTCTTGCATTGGGATTTACAGAACAAGATATTGATAAACATTCGACTAATCTCGCTGAATTAATCGCATTATGGCAGCAACAAGAATTTGTTGAAGTTTATGTTGAAAATAAAGACCGTCTATTCGGACGTGCAAAAGACAGCAGTTTAGCCTATGGTGCATCGCCTTATTATATTGGTTTATATCACGCTAGATTAAGTTATGAAGAAAATGATCCTCTTGTGGTGCTAACATTTAATTATGAAGATAACCCAGAACAAACCACAGTGTCGGTTCGTTTTATGGTTGATCATGATACCTTATTCGGGACAAAAGAAGAAAAATTCATTCAACAACGAATGAAAGATATTCGTAAACGTATTGATGATTTTATTCAATTAGGTAATAAAAAATAAAAGGGCGAAAGCCCTTTTTTGTTGCACATTGTAGAAAATAGTTTTATATTTCTTCAAAAAGTTGTAAACTTCGCAAACTTTTATTCTTTGGTGACTTATGACAAATCTATCATTAAATCCTATTTTTGAAAGTTTTGCGCCAATTTTTAAGCAATTAAAAACCGTGGCAATGTCTGCGTTATTTATTGCGCCATTGGCGATAAATCATCCTGTTCGTCACACTACACACACAGTCAATATTTTCAGTGTTCAAACAGATGAAAATAAATCGATCAATCAACAAGACATAGAAAAGATTATTGATATGGTGAAAGCTGTTTCTGCTATCACTGATTTTGTTATTGCGTCAATTACGGCAGAATCATTAAGCTATATTGATTTAAGTGACGTTCTGAGACTAGAAAGCAAAATTAATAAATATGATGATCTAGCTAACAATATTATGGTCAATAATAAAACTCCAGAATTATCAACAACGCTACAATCATTCAGCAATAAAATGCACACGCTTTGCAATATGATGAAATCAGAAAAATACAAGCAACAATCAGATGAAGTAGTGTTATCACGCCTTTATCGCAAATCTGAAGATGCAGGGTACACCTACAAATCATCACATTCTTTTGATGATTTTAAAAAAGCAGTGATGATGTAGGATAACAAATGAAGATTGAGTTATCGAAACAATTTCAAGAAGGGCGTTTAAACACGCCCTTTTTTAAAGACATTCAAGCCATGTCAGATGAAGAATTGCAGCTCATCTTTGATTTTATGCAATCCATTAAACAAGGGAAACTATTAAGAGGTAAAAATAAACCATCTTGGCTTGATGATAATCTCAATGACATTCCAAATACAGAGGTTTATCAACAAAACGAAATATGGCATTATCACTGCGGCCCTTACAATAAAGGATCTAGATATTGTCCTATGAGTGGGCTAAAAATAAATTTGAATGGAGAAACATCAGGACCTGTAATTCATTATCAAAAAATATCAGATGAACATATCGTGATTATCGCTTTTTCTCCACAACACGAACCGTTCCCACGCGAATGGGACACTCCAAACCCAATCATTGACAGAGTATAATCAAAGGGCGAGAGCCCTTTTTTGTTACCTACTATTCCACACACTCCCACACTCGCCACACCGCACAATATTGCCAACAATAAGGCATTTTCTTTAACTGTGAATGCCTATGTCTGCTGAATTACAACGAAAACTAGACAACATTATCCGCTTTGGGGTAATCGCTGAAGTGAATCACGCCACTGCACGAGCTCGCGTAAAGAGCGGTGACATTCTGACGGATTTTTTACCCTTCGTTACATTTCGAGCGGGTACAACCAAAACTTGGTCGCCGCCGACGGTGGGCGAACAATGTGTGATGTTATCCGTTAGCGGTGAATTTACTACTGCCTGCATATTAGTTGGGCTTTACACACAAAATAGCCCAAGCCAATCGCCCGACGAACACGTCATTGAATTTGCTGACGGTGCCAAAATCACTTACAACCAATCAAGTGGTGCATTGGTTGTGACAGGTATCAAAACCGCCAGTATTACTGCCGCTAATCAAATTGATATTGACTGCCCCGCTATCAATATCAAAGGTAATGTGAATATTGACGGCTCTTTATCAACCACAGGCACAAGCACCACAAAAGGCAATATCAGCACGCAAGGCAGCGTGACCGCAAGCGGTGATATTAAAGGTGGCTCAATTAGTTTACAAAACCACGTCCACCTTGAACAAGGCGATGGCCAACGAACCTCTAACGCAAAGGCATAGTATGAATCGATACACTGGCGAAACATTAAAAAACGAAAGCGACCACATTAAACAATCCATCGCCGATATTTTGCTAACGCCAGTTGGTTCACGAATTCAGCGGCGTGAATATGGCAGTTTAATCCCAATGCTAATAGACCGCCCAATTAGCCACACATTGTTATTACAACTGGCGGCTTGTGCCGTCACTGCGATTAATCGTTGGGAACCTCGAGTACAGATCACACAATTTAAACCTGAATTGGTTGAAGGTGGCATTGTGGCAAGTTATGTCGCACGCAGTCGTAAAGATAACCAAGAAATGCACAACGAAAAACTATTTTTAGGACATAAACAATGAGCGAATTAGTCGATTTATCAAAACTAGATGCACCAAAAGTGCTAGAAGATTTAGATTTTGAAAGTTTGCTCGCAGACAGAAAAGCGGAATTTATCGCACTTTTCCCACAAGATGAAAGGGCATTTTGGCAAGCACGATTAAGTTTAGAAAGTGAGCCCATCACGAAATTATTACAAGAAGTGGTTTACTTACAGTTGATGGAAAGAAACCGCATCAACAATGCGGCAAAAGCCACAATGTTAGCCTATGCCAGCGGTTCAGATTTAGATGTGATTGCCGCCAATTACAATGTGAAAAGACAAGTCATTCAAGAGGCGAATAATAATGTTACGCCTAAAATCCCCGAAATTTTAGAAGATGACACTAAGATAGACAGTATTGAATGTTCAATAGAAGCTGACTCAAAACAATTAGAAAGTTTAGCAACTAAATCTTCAATCTTGAGTTTTTGGTCTTCACGCCAGAAGAATTCACCATCTTCAAGACGTGCCACCAATACTTTTTCATTTCCTCGGATAACATTTTCCAAGTGCTCAGCATTCCCATTACGAACTG